TTCTCTTTTTTTGTGTAGACCCCCCCCTGGTCAAAAATTGAATGACAGTTGTGGCAAGCCCAGACTGAGTAGCAATCTTCAGCCTTCAAACCCTTCGCCTTACCATGTGTCATGAAATTAGAGTGTGCCGCCACCGTTGTGGAACCCTCATCCCCCATGCAGTCATCAGAAATCTGAAGCAGGCATTTCTCGCCCTTGGCAAGCTTAAGTAGGTCAGGGTCCCTGTACATTACATCCTCATTTCTGTCCGCATGTTGTATTGCTCAGTCTTCCAAACTTCAATACGAAGCTTGGCAGCCTCTAACATGTACTTTAGATGTTCTTCTTGAGCTACTGCTGCCTTCAAACCCATCAGTTGGTCCATGTAGCGCCCGTGGGCGTAGGCATAGGTTTCTTGTGCGCCTAGCGTCTTTTCATCTGACTCGCTCATCAGTTGAGCTTTTACTGTTTTAAGAAATTGCTCGATGTGGATCCTGGCTGCCTTTGCATCAGCATAATCTTGGGCATTGTCTTGGATGAACTTTATTGCTTTGTTAGGATCTATTGCTTCCATTTGTTTTCCAATCTAAACGTGTTTGTCGATGAGGCGCTGGATACCTGCTTCGAGGTTTCCATTGCCAATCTCTCTTAAATTAAGTTTTTGTATGTTGTTTAGGTTCAATTTAAAGGACTCTTCCGATTTTTCCTTTGGCCTTCCAGCGCCTGGCCGCTTCCCACCCCACTGACCAACCTCACGCCCCAGCCTAGCCGCCCTTTTGTCTCTGCGCTTTTGGCGCTTCTTGTCCAATAACCATTCAGGTGCGCCTTCTGGGTAAACAAACGGGTTTTCAATTGTGGCCATTCTGATTCCTCAACCAGTAAGCCAGCAGTAATGCTTCTGCCCGTCCGTTGTCTTTCTTGCGTTTAAGCGGTGCATCTGGCCAAAGCTTACGGGCAAGATCAAGGCTTTTTTGTTTGTCAGAATCAAGTCCAAGCGCTTTTTTCCAGACTTGCGGGGTAACTAGCTGCCATGTGCATCTGAGGCGCTCTGCAAGGGATATAGCGCCCCCGAATGCCACTCCGAATTTAAAGCTGGATGCCACCCCGTTCTTGGGCATACTGTGGACGGCTTCGACTACTACTTCGAGATCGTTGCACCCACGCACATACAAGATTTCATCCATAACTTTGTTTGTCAAGATGTGCTTGTCAGTGTGGTGCATGTCTCCACAGCCTTGGTAGTTGCCGTGGTGGTCCACTATGCCCCAGGCCCCGCTGAAGCCAGCATCGATGCCTAGGTAGAGCATAGGCCCTCTCTTTTCTTTTTGCTTTCCAACAGTTGTTGGCGCAGCCATTTGGTCGCCCCAAGCTTCATCCACTCTTGGTATTCCCATTCAGTCATTCTTACGCCTATAGCTTTTTTGCTATTTGTCATTTCACTCTTTGGTCTTGGCATTTTTTTCTTTCATTAGCTTTGCAAGTTCATCCGATATACCACGATACATACCACTGGGATCTGCATCAAGTTCTTTCGCTCTTTGCCATCCGTACATCTTGAAACCCTTCTGAGAACACAATAGGACGAGGTGGGACAATGTCTTTGCGTATGGTGTGTCCAAGGTCGCCAGTGATCCACAAGGCTCTGGTGACTTCGTAGACGGAATAGACTCTGATTCCATATTTATGTGTTTCTAGTAATTGGTTTGCTTCTTCTTTTGTCATGCTCGTCCCCTTATTGCATCTAACTTTGCTTTGATATCTGCTGGCATTGGAATGGCTTTTTTGCTTTCAATGTCCATCTCTTTTAATACGTTTACAACCTCTTTCACCTCAGGTATTTCTGCCCCGTCCCACCGCTGCTGATTAAGGTAAACAAGTGGTGCAGGTATAAAGGCCCCGTTTTGTTTTAGCCACATGTCGGTGGTCTTCATCCACAGTACATGCTTAACAATTTGTGCGGTTTGTGACTCAAACTCTTTAGCCACCCATTTTTGTTTGCAACTGATCCTTGCACCCTTGCGAGGTGACGATGGCCAGGCACTCCAGAATTTATCAAATCCACTCTCAAACATATTCTCTCTCCTTTACTTTGCTCTTGATAATAGTTCTCCCAAGGGTGGATACAGAGGTATCCGACCCGCTCCAGACTAGATGATTAATCAACAAGCCCCAAGTGCGTATGACGAGTTTGTTCACTTTATCCACAAGCCTTGTTACCACCGTGTACTTGTGATTTACCAGTCGCCAAACCAACGCTGGTCGCATTTTGCACAGGGGTGTACTGTGTGCGGTGTTTCTTGGGTTCAGTCCATGCAGACCATTTGCTATCCCGCCCTGAGGGCTGACGATTGGGCAATAAAAAAGCCGCTTACAACTGCCCCGTAGTGGTTCCCCTATACGGGGCGAGGCATGTGTAAACGGCTTCTTACTGTTGACCACTACGACAACGGACTGAATCATACCAAACCTTTCTAAGACTTGTCAAACCACTCAGGTTTCATCTCTTTCAATTGAAAAAGACGTAAAGGTGGGATCTTGTTGGTTTTGCGCCACTTATACACAGCAGGGTAAGTTAAGCCCAACATTTGGCCTACCTTGTACAGCGTGGTGATCTTCTCAAGTTCTGTCACTGTCATAACTACTCCTTTGTTGTCGATGGGTTTAATGTAGCACAGACAATATTACTTGAGTAAATCATGTGTCTATTTCATACAACTGTTTGACAATAACTTTGGTTTCACCGACACTTCATTTGTCATTTTTGGCGTAACAAACAGGAGAGAGTAATGACTTACACAGCGACAGCAGAGTTTTTCGGGGCACGAACCCCAATGGTGATTGCCATGAACATTGGCGCAACAAAGGACAAGGCCGTTGAAGGCATTCTGGATGATGTCCAGGAGTTCTTCAGATCAGATGAGACTGATTGGCAAGATGATGTGATGGTTTGCATTAAAGGACCAGAAACAGATATCCGCAGCCCTTTCGGCTTTTGGGCTAAACACTTCGGATGGAGCCTGTAATGTTTAAATTCAACATCTTTTCAGGCAGCACCTACTACGAAACAGAAACCATGAAAGTGTCTGATAGTGGCAACACGTTCACCAAGCTTGGCAACACATGGGTGGGCAACAACGGCGAAACAATCCAAGAGTTTGGCGGTCAACTGCTAAACACCCAGACAGGCGTGATGTCTTCTTGGGGCGACCCTTTCAAGGAAATCAAGTGAACACCCCTAAGACCAACTACAACATGAACACACAGCAGTACACCAGAGAGATCATGTATCAGGGTATTCACCTAATGTTGCAATATAGCCGCAATCTTGATGGTGAATTCCAGATAGATGCAGTGTTGACCCCTGATGGCCAAAACATCACCGATCTGGTGCGAACAAAAGCGCTGGAATATTTTGAGAGCTTACTTTAAGAGAAACACTATGAGAATGAACGAATACAAACAAGAGTTGATTAAGTATCACAAGCAATCTGACGAGCAATATTGCTGTTATTGCTTAGAACTTAAAACGGAAAACGTAGGGTGCTGTGGCGAAAATCATTTCCTTACGTTTGCAGAGTTAGATCAAGACGGGCAAGACTCAATCTTGGAAGTGGAATTGAAAGAGCATGAAGAGTGGAGAAGCAAACTATGAATGAAGTAAGCAAAGCAAACATGGCGGTCTACAGCAAGCTGTCCATTGCAAGGAGCAAGCTTCGCAGTCAAACCCTCAAAAAGTCAGGCCACAACAAATTTGCTGGCTACAACTACTTTGAGCTGGGCGACTTTCTGCAACCAACAATGGAGATCTTTGACCAGCTTGGCTTGATCGGTATTGTGTCGTTCACTAAGGACGAGGCTAGCTTGTCCATTGTGGACATGGATGGAGGCGGTGAGATAGTAATCACCAGCCCGTTTGGTTCAGCGGCATTGAAGGGCTGCCATGAGGTCCAGAACATCGGTGCGGTGGAGACTTACCAACGCCGATACCTGTGGGTGACAGCAATGGAAATCGTTGAACATGATGCCCTGGATGCCACCACAGGCCGCAAAGGAGATGCAACCATCATCACCCCTAAAGGTGGTATTGGTGACGATTTGCCAAATGACGTTAAAGAGTTCTTGATGGAGTTGGCAGAGAGCTGTAAAGAGTTGGTTGACAATGGTAAGGCCAAGGCTGCCTATGACCTTATCAAAGGCAACGCACTTGAAGCAGACCAAGAGGTGTGGCTATCCAGTCAAATGGACTCGGCCACAAGAGCGGCAATTAAAAAGGCCAAAACACTTTAAGAGAGAAACATGGAAAAAAAATACGACAACACCAATCGAGGCACATTTGCCCGTAATGAGAAAAAAGAGAGTGACACCCACGCTGACTACAACGGTCAGATCAACGTAGAAGGTGTTGAATACTGGCTGAATGGCTGGATCAAAGAGGGTCCAAAGGGGAAGTTCATGTCCCTGTCTGTCAAGCCTAAAGCGCCAGCAGCCCGTCAAAGCTCAGAGCCTACCCGCAAAGGTGGCAAGACTGGTTTTGATGACTTTGAGTCAGATGTTCCCTTCTGACAATTACTGTGATACAATAACCACCAGAGGGAAAGTTAATGTGGCGAGTACCTCTACTTTTCAAGAGAATGGAGAACATCATGAGCAAACTAGACGATATCCACTTTGGCGGCGGTGTTAAAGCTTTCTTTGACTTGCCTATCTTTGGCAGATCCCGCAATTCAGACCCTGTGACCAGCCACCAAGCTGCGGCCCAAGTCACAACCACCTCAAATCACTTCCAGATCATCCTAGATGCCCTGCATAAGCATGGGTCAATGGGTAAGGATGAGATTGCCCAAAAAACGGGCCTAGAGCCTAATGCAGTGGCCCGTAGACTGCCTGAGTTGCAGAAGCTGGCGCTGGTTGAATTGACGGGCAAAAACGTCAGATCTAAAGCCAACAGATTGGAGCGGGAATGGAAAGCTTGCTAAACATCATATTGTTGACCTTTTTCCTTGCTGGGACATTGGTCATGTTTATTCTGTTAGGCGGTTTAATTGCCGCTGCCATTGAATCTTTGAAGGATTGATCATGAGCGTTTTCAGTACATTTTGCGAAGTTGTTTATTCCAGCAAGCTTGAGCTTGATCTGGAGATTTGGTATGACATCACTGACCACGACCCCAGCGTTGGCGTGGACTACGAATTTGAGTGGGAGGCCCTGGATGAAGAAGGCAAGGACCGCTTCGATGAATTGAGCGGTGATGAAGAAGATTTCATCTCAAAAATGGTCTTAAAACACATCAAAGATAACTTTGATTGTTGAATGCTTTTTTACTAAGTCCACAACTATTTTGTGGGCTTGATTTGTCACAAACTTGGGCTAAGATTTTCTTTGGCAATAGTGCCATAACAGGGGAAAAACATGTTTAAGCTGGAAATTAATATCGCCGACTACGAGTGGGTTGATGGCGAAAAAGTTGTGATCGAAACAACTGACTTTGAAAAAGCGCAACTCATTCTTGAGTTTGTGGAGTTCCAAAAAGACTTTGGCTGGTCTGCTGACTATGAGTTGAGCGAAGACTACTTTGAGTGCGATGACGAAGAAGAAGAAGAAGACGAAGGCGAAGAAGAGTACGAGGAGTACGAAATCGGCGAAATCGTTGAAGATGAAGACGGCTTGCTTTGGAAACGTGTGGCATAATCCACATGCAGTTGTCTTGCAGGGAGTCTTCGGACTCCCTTTTTTTTACTAAAGAATATCGTGTTCAGCTTCTATATCTCTGGCTAATTGGCGCCAGTCAAGGCTGCGTTTATATAACGTGTATATACGCTCATCAGTCAAAGGCTCAGTTCGGCAGTTGAGTATGACATTGGCTTGCGCCAAAGCAATTTGTGTCTCTTGCAGGATGTGCCGCAACTCTCTTATCTCTGATTTGAGATGTTTAACAAGGTCATACGTCATACACGACTCCCCTAAATTCAATACGATTTTCATCCCACTTGTGAATTAATTCGGGCCACATAAGGCGACCATTGTGGAATGTCAGAACGGCGAAACCAGAGCGCCAGTTGGTTGGCGAGTCTTCAAGGTAGTTCTCAAACTGTGGTCCTCCAGGCTCTGCCAGAGTGCCTGTATCCACGCCAAAGCGGGTTCCGTTGTAGTCAGAGTAGGGTGTGACCTTTAAGCTGTGCAAATGCCCAGTCACCATCGATTTCCCGCTCGCCGAGGCATTCCCGTGGGTAGCATGAACTCCCCCCTTCCACCTATGCTTTACAACTACGTCCTCAGTAGGCCAGCATGACCAGCAAGGATGCCAAGCAGGAAAGTGGTCCTTTAAAGAAAACCCTTTTACAAATTCGTATTGAGGAGCATTGGCGGCCAATCTGTTCTCAAAACGCATATCATGGTTACCCAGCGTCCATATTAATGAAGTATTATGTCTTACTTTTTTAGCTGTATCTTCAATTTCACCCATCGCTATTTCACAGGCTTTTAGTTCTTGAACCACAGATGGTGTTGTATCGTAACCGTGCCTGTCGAAACGGCTGATCGAAGCGCCATCGAACACATCTCCATTTGCGATCAGTGCCTTAGGCTGCAGCTCCTTGATCGCCCAAAGAAAACCCTTGTAGGCCGTTGTGTGGATGGAAGGCCAGAAGTGAGCATCACTCATCACCAGTACGACACCATTTTCAATGCCCAGCATTTTTCGGGCAGGATTGTCTGGGACTTTAATCAATGGCCCTTGCTTTGTACTTTCAAGAGATACCCCGTGTAACTCTTCAATTCTCTTGCGGCGGCGCTTAAGATTTCGCAAATCAACACCAAGTTCCTCGGCAACTTTTTTTGGCGACTTAAGTCTTTGCCAAACTTCAATGAATTCTTTATCAGTGGTGGCTGGTGCAGGCATGATGGTCCTCAATGAGTTTGGCGTAACTTAAATGAAATCAATGACAAGTCAATGAAACTTCAAGTAAGTTGCATAAAAACATCAGGCATAAGGTCGTGTGCCTTGCTTGTCGATAATCAGTGCCATTGCTCTTGGCTTACTGTCTTCAGTATTAGGGATCGACACATGGGTCCAGCGGTCAAACTCACGGATCACTTGGTCATAGGGCAAGCCAGAACCAACGATAGCCTTAACCACCTCATCTGGTTTCATGCCTGGCACACGAATATCGGCGGCACAGCCTCGTCTATGTTGTGATTTGTCCGAACTGCCCACTGCATCATTTACGGCTTTTGACCTAAAAGCACTATTTACGATGATGGTTTTGCCGTTCAACAATGCTTTGACTTGCTCAAGAAAGTCAGCCAAGCGGACAAGGTTAGCTAATTCGGCATCGTTTGGCGTGTTGTCAAACTCACGGTGATCTGTGTGGGTAAGTTCGTCAAGAGTGAAATTAGGTGTGAGGTTCATTGGGCGCTCCTAGCGTTGTTGTACAGGGTAATGCAGGCATTCAGTTTTTCAATAGCTCTGTCGCCTTCTTCGGTCAGGGCGATAAGAGCTTTAGCAGTCTCTCGGTCAAGTTCGGCTGATGCTTCTCCTCGACTATCTCCTGTGGGAGCGGGGGAGTCTGTGGCGGCTGGTACGGGGCAGGTCGTTTTGAGGCGCAGCCGCAAAGCACCAGAATCAATAGCGTCATTGCGCTCTTTTGTGGCCAGTTTAGCTTTTTCATTTGTTTTCCTTAGTGCATCAGCGGTTGTAGTTACAGCCATGGTCAGGGCTTGTTCTTTAGCTCGGGCTTCAAGATTGAGCTTGTCAACCTCGGCCTGCTGGGCTTCTTTCTCAACGTGCTGGCCGTAGAAATACCCGCCGCCAAACACTAGCGCCAGCGTAAGCAGGCTACGCATCATTTGTTTTGCCCCTAACGTAAGCTTGTGCAGCCATAAAGGCCACAACAATGGTTCCCATTGCGGCGCAGTAAGTTGTGGCTAAACCGTTCAAAGCGTTAACTTTTTCCAAAGTCACCAACCCTGATGCAAGGAAACCAATCAACGCTGGCGGTGCGATAAGCGCAGCCCATGACATGATTCTTTGCTGGTCAGCCATCTTGTCCATGTTCTCAATAAGAATCATGCGCTCAGATCGAGCTAATTCAGCATCGGTCACCACGCCATCATGGTCAGCATCAAATTGGTTGTAGCTAGAGTTTTGTTCCAATTGTTTTGTCACGGTTTTCCCTTTCAATTTGTCGTCTTAGTCGTTCAATCTTTTCTGTCTGCTCTTTCACTTCATTCTTTGCTTCCAAGACATCGAGGTACAGCATTCCCAACATAGGAAGCATCAACCCAACGAGAATCACGGCTGCCACCCACCCCATTATTTCTTCCCCAATTGGTTCACGAACAGGAACCACAGCCACAGGTAAATCAGGAGGATAGAAGTTGCTACCGCTGCTGCCAGTTTTGCTTGGAAGTTTCTTTCCTGTTCTCGATGTAGCCATGCGTCTTGCCTCTTCTTTGCCTCCTGCTTGAGTCTAGCTTTTTCTTGTTCCTGTGAGATGACTTCACGCATCTTGTAAGTCTGCGAATACAAGTCAGCAAGGCCAGGAGTTTGGTACACCATTATCTCCCTGATGGTTGTTGATAGAGCCTCCATCTGTTGGCGGCACATCACACGATTCATGGCGCTTTCCATCATCTCTGCATTGCTGATGCTGGGATCGTAGACTTGGGCTTTCTCCTCCTCCTCACGCAGATAAGCAGTTAGTTGGTCTTGCAAACTCCAGAACTTACTGAGCTGCTTGACGATGTCGGCCATTGCCTGTGTTTCGTCATAGGCAACGAACTTTTCTTTCTTTTTCGCCACAGACTTGGGCGTGGCGACTGCTGGCTCTGAGAACAGTTTTTGCCACCAAGATCTGGCTGCTTGTGCGTCACCAACAACTTCTTCAACCGTGCTTTTGATCTCGACAAAAGATTCTTTCGCAGAGCGGTACAACGAGCAAAGCTCAGTAATACCTGCCACACATGCGTTGGCTGCAAAAAGAATAGAGATTGGATCAATTTTTAGCTCTTATTAAAAAAGCCGTGGGACATAAATCCAACAATTGAACTGACGGCAGACACAATAGCAATGCCCATCCAGACCCCTCCTTTGCCTTTGTTGACCAAAGCAATCAACTCCTCAATTGACTGCTCCATTTTGTCAATTTTCTTTTCGAGGTTTTCTACTTTGGCCGTCAAGACACCGTAAGCAACAGGATCAATTTCAGACATTTTTATCTCCGATACATAGATGGGGGAGCAATACCACGGCCACTACCAACCATGCCTTCATAACGGCGTTTTGCCAATTCTTGTTCTTCGCCTTCATTAAGTTGTCTAGACTCTGCAAATGGCAACACAAGGAAATCAGTAGCAATGTCGGTCATCTTGCCAAAATCTTTGTTTTGTGCGGCTTCAGCAAAACCTGGAATAGCGGCCAATACAGCAAGACCGCCACCACCCTTAAACGCCTTTTTCATGTCTTTTGTCAAATTAACTTTAGGCCCTTCAATGTTTGCCTTGCGCCAATCTTTGATAACTTTGTTTTGTTCCGCAGTCAAGCCACCGCCTTGGCCTTTAGGAAACTCAGGAGTAGACCCCAAAATTTCTTTAACTTTCCCATATGCAGCTTCGCCTTCAACACCGCCGCCATATTGAGCAACCAAATAATTTTTCATGCTTTTTTGTTCTTTGGTCAACTTTTCAACCGAAGGAGGAGCAACTGGTTTTGTAGAAGTTTTTGCTTTTTGTTCTGGCGGTACATCAGCTTCTGTAGCGGCCACAACAGGCACTTCAATTACAGGTACGGGTGCTGTTGGGGCAGATACGGCAGGTGCAGGCGCAGCACTGATTGCTGGTTGAGGCATGGCGGCTGGAGGAGCTACACCAATAGGCGCACTGGTTGTCATGTTTGTGGTGGATGGAATCACGCCAGCGGGGGTGGCTGGGGCCATATTGGCCTTGTATGCACCACCCAACAAACGAGCTTCCTGCATGTCCTTGATTGGCACTTGGTAGTGTTGCTCAACTTCAGACAATGGAATGCCGTACTCAGACTGAAATTGTTCGGCAACGCTGGCAGCTTTTGTCAGTGCGGTTGGTTTCTCAGGGGCAAAGGTTGGTTCTTTAGGACCTTGCTGGTTAACATCCATCTGCGGCTCAATACGAGCGGTGTCCCCAATCATGCGGTCTTTGATACTAGGCCGTCTTGTAAGCAGATAAGTAGCAGCACCACCAGCCGCAACGCCACCAGCACCAAGCGCAGCCTTTTCGGCAAACGTCATGCCTTCTTGCTTCTCACGCTCTGTCTTCATCTCTTTAAGACCAGCTTGCACATCGGCTGGAGATGGTTCAGAAATGGCGGCAGACTCTGGCTTTTCTACTTTCGTAGGTGCGCCACGCTCGTATTCATCAGCGTACTTTTTGGCTTCTTCATAATTGAATTCGCCAGAAGACACTAAGTCATCAATGTATTTTGCTCTACTGTAACCATCTGCCATTTGTGCCTCACTTAACGTGGATTGTTCTTTGCAGCTTTATCAAGAATTTGTTGTCGCTTTGTAGCTTTGTCGGCTGCGTTTACGTCTTTTCTGCCTTGAGCTACAGGACTTGCAGGTGCTGGAACACCTTTGTCCATACTTTTGAATTCTGCTTCACCAACAGTGCCAAAGCCAGGACCGCCACCAGCAGGTGCGCCTTCTTTGTATGGGCGACTTAAAATACGAGCAGACTCATCTCGGAATTGACGTTGCAAACCCTTGTATGCGTCAGTGCGGGTAAACGCAGCTTCCAATTCATTGGGTTGTGGAACATAAGAAGGATCAATCTTTTCATTTCGTCTGATCTCATTTGTGCGCCATTGCTGAAACTCTTTTATAACCGCAGCATTAAATTCACCTTGCAAAGCTTGGACAATTGGTCTGGCGGCTTGGTCGGTGATGTTAGCGGCAGAAGGCATACGCAAGAAGCTTGGTGTGCCAACATTTTTTGTCAACTCGGAGTTGTCACGCTCGATTTGCTGATCAATGCTTAAAGCACTTTGCAACAACTTTAATTGGTCATTGCTCAGTTTCTTAACAATCTTGGATTCTGCAAGGTTGGCTTGTGTTTGTTGATACGCAATATCAAGTTGTTTGCCAATATTAAAGTTTTTCATCACATTCTTTAACTCATTGGCGTTGTATTTTTTGTTATTTGCGTCAGTTACGGAGTTGTCCGCATTTAATGTCAAGCCAGGAATGTTGGATTGCTCACCAGCACTTCTTAATGCAGCAGCCAAACCTTCACGCCTTTGTGCACTTAAATCTGTTGCATTGCCTTTGCTAAACTGATCAAAGGCATTTACTCCATCTTGCAAGCTTCGTGCATAGCTAAGTGTTGCGCTGCTTGCGCTGGCAATTTCAGCACGTTCTTCTTTGGTCAAGCCTGAATCAAACAACGCAGTCCATGCTTCACGCTTGGCGGCATAGGCAGGTGCATCAGCAGCCAGACGTTGCTCCCATGCGCTATTGCGCTCAATAGACTTTTGATTTTCTTGAATGTTTGATTCAAGTTGTTGCTTGGCTTTCATGCCGCCAAGTGATTCACTAAACTGAGAAACGCTACCACCATGCTTGCTCAAATATTCATCAAAGGGCAGTGCATCACCTTTTGAGTTATAGATTGCAACTGGCTCACCAAGTTCATTGACCTTCTTGACAATAGCTTCACCAGTTTTGGTGCTGTACTCAATCTTGGTAGACACAGCGCCACCCATAATTTGTTTCATTGCAGTGGCCTTGTCACCAGCAGCAAAGTACATCAGGGCATCGCCCCAGCGTGGGTTGTCAGCAATGGTTGTGTAGCCGTACTTTTTGGCTTCTTTAGGGTCATTTAAAATTTGAAACTTGTTGGCCAATGCAATGTTGCCTTCAGGTGTTCCAACCTTAACGCCCTTAGTCAAATCATTAAACTGAGTGACGTTCTTTGTAATTGTTTTGGCAGCTTCGATTGCAACAGGCGCAGTCTCAGGCGAATCTTTTGCAAGGTTGACCAAAGCCTGTGAATCCTTGGCCGTCACAGCCTGGTTAAATCGGTCTTCAGGTGTTGGTGTTAGTGTCTTTTCAACAACAACAGGTTGAGGTGCTGGGGGCACAACAACGGGCGCAACTGGCCTAGGAGTTAAATCTGGCGAAGGAGCTAAAGGTGGAAGTGCGGGTGTGGCCATTATGCTGGTATCCCAAAGAGCATTGGAAGAATTTTCATTGCAATGTCAAGACCGCCGCCACCTTTTTTTTTGCCATACTGTGGCAAATTCAGATTGCCTGGAGGAGGTGCTGGTTGCGATGCAATAGCCAACATGCTGGTGTCAGTAGCAGATGGTGAAGGAGCAAATGTGTTGGGGCTGGTGAATGTGGTGGAGCTTTCCAAGCCAAATGCCTTATTCAATTCATTACCCAAATTTGGCGCTTCATTTAAAGATGGAGCAACGTCTTGCACTGGTGGTGGAATCATTGCGTTTGCATTAGATTGCTCTACAGGTGCAGGAGGAATAACTGGGGCTCCTGTTGCGGATTGGGTTTTAGGATTCAACATGGCTGGAATGCCAGACGATTGAATGCCTTTGACAATCATGCCTGTTTTCAAACCCTTTAAAGCTTCACGCAAAGGGTTGTCGCCAGTCATAAACTGCTTTTCAAACCCCATCGAGCCAAGACCCACTCCGTCAAATGCTGTTGCCATGATTGCTCCTTAGAAACCAAAGCCTTTGGACTGGCCTTTTTGTGTTGTACCTTGAGTACCAGTAAACACGGGCGTGGTGTTGGATTGAGGAATACCGTACACCACAGATGCATACTTGCTGTAAATGTCTTGAGGTGCGCCAGCCAGACCCACACGGGAGGCGGCAGAAGTCAAAGCGTTTGTTAAACCAGTTGTTCCAACATTTGACAACTCTTTAGCGGCTGCGGCACGGTTAGCTTCAACACCAGCAGCAGCAGTGGCTGCGGCAGTAGCCTGACGTTGAGCATTCAATGATGCCAAGTTTTTGTCGGCCAGCGCCATCCGTGCGCTACCTAAACCACCAGCACCACCGTACATAGCATTTTGATTGGCTTGCAATTCACGGGACTCTTCACGCCCTTTTTGCAAAGCAGCTTCAACTTGTTGTTCTTTGTACTGAGGCCCAAATAATGATGCCAAACCAGCAACGCCAGTGCCCAAAGCGCCAGCACCTACAACCTCTTGCAAAGCGCTTGAGCGGCCAGCAACGTCCATCGCTCGGCCAGCAGCACCAGCCACTTCAGGAGCTACATTACCATACACATCTCTTGCGCCAGCAACAGTGCTTGTGTAGGCAGGAAGTGCAGTTCCTTTAAGAAATTCAGTTTGTGTCTTGAGCAGATCTTTCTGCTCTTGCATTGGCTGAACTGTGGTTGTTTGTGAACCAGATGATTTACCGCCACCCATGATTTATCTCCTTGATATTAGGTTTTTCCGCTTTTGACGGAAGAAGCACTGTCAACACCTTTTCCTATAGGTTGACCTTCAGTGTTCATTTCACCACCAATTTTTTGGCCAATTCCTACAGTGTTGGAATATGCGTTATTAGGCTTTAAAACTCCAGGTTCAGCTTGAATAATTGGATTGACAGGTGCAAGGCCCGTATTCCCATTGGTGTTTGGTTGACCCATATTTGGCTGGCGAGACATGGCAGACACCTGTCCACCTTTGCCTGATCCTGGCTCACTACTAGCAGACTGCCCAGCACCCTTAGAAGCAGGCTGAGAAGACTGAGGTGTTTGAACTTGTGCTGACTGAGCGCCCATGATTTCCCTTATCGGAAGAATTTGCCAACCATCCAGCAGACCACTGAATAACGTGTTCCCTCTTCAACGTCCTCTACACCATGTACAAGGAAGCTTGGAAACACTAAAACCGTGCCTTTGCTTTGCGGGGGGTAATACTTTTCATGACCGTTCTGGATATAGAACTTGCCACCCTTAAAATCATCATTTAAGAAGGCCAATACTGTGAGTTTACGACAATCATCGCCGTGTGCCAAGAAAGTATCTGTATGAGCCGTATATCGGCCACCAGCAGGGTAAATCAAGAATTCAGCTTGATTGGCATGGGTGATGTCAAACTTCCAATGGAAATGGTTTGCAGCCAAACCAGCCGCAGCCAAACGACCACCAATATCCTTGTAGGTAGGGAGAATAACCCGTTCTACATTGCGGATGGACTTGTCAATGGCTCCATCCCCAGTACCAATTATAGGCGGTTCTTTAACCAGTGCATCTTGGCTATACAACTTGATTAATGAATCACAGGCTTGCTCGGTCAGAATGTCGGTGTAAACAACCTGTTGCATGTCTTTTGGGGGTAAGTTCAACCCTTGGCGCTTGTCAAACTTCCACTCTTTGTGGGGACCGTCAGCATCAACGTAATGCAAGAAAACCTGTGCCTGCCATTCGCCTTTAAACTTTTTGCGCCAATGGTGCTTCTCCATGCCACGGTACAAGACGGCATCACCAACAGCCATTTCAATCTTGCTGGCGTTTGCACCACCTTCATCACCCATGTAAATAGGCCAAGCTTTGCCATCAAAGCCAAGGGTCAACGTGGCGCTGATCTCGCAAGCTGGGCGGTCTGTATGGATCTCAAGCTTTTCCCCAGTCTTGTACAGACGAGCATAACTGTAGGTCGGGTACAGACGTTTGCCAGAAGCCTTTTCAAAGTGAGGCAATAGATCAACAAGAAGCTTGTCAAATACCATTGTGCCATGAACAGCTTCAGACTTTGGGCATTGAGTGTCTTTGACAGTAATTTGCTGATCAACCAACCGCTTCAGTTCAGCAGTCAATTCTTTGCAATTATCAATGTCAAGGAAACCCTTGAGGTGTACATACTTTTCAATAGTGAACTGAGACAGTTGATTACACATTACTTTTCCTTTCAATAAATCCAAATGAATAAATTATCAATGGAGTTTCACCAAGAACTTTGGAGACGTTGTGATGCTTATTTGAGTCAACCAAATAAACTTCATTTTCTTTTATCTTGAAGCAGTCGCCTTCATTTGCAAAAATGTAAACATCATTTACAGGAGCTTGTGCTACCCAATTTGCTCTGATGTGAGTGTATGTGCCTTCTTCAAGACAACCCAAAAAATCTGTATGCGGCGATAAATAGTTGCCGCCTTTAATTTCAAGAATAAAATCATGAAGCTCTGGGTTGTTAAATTTGTTATGAAAGTTGTTTTGGTCTATTATTTTTTTTCTAACATCTTTAATGCATTGCGGAACATTTTTAATTTCTGGCAAATAAATAATGCTGTTGTCGTTTATGCAATATTTTTTTAAAGAAATATTTTCATAAAACAAATTGCGTGCTTGCTCAAGAACATTCATGATCAGTATGGTGTTTCGCCAGCAGGGGTAATTATTACGTTGTCAAATACTTCTTGGGAAGTAAAATTGGTTTTTATTGTTTGATTTGATGGGTCGTACCAATACTGATCTGACGGCACAAGTAATGCATCAAGATCCGATGGAAAGTCAGTCCAGAACATTGTGTCAGCAATAGGAAAAGTTGCTTCATTAACAACAACTTGTGCCACACGATAACCAGTTTGTCTTGGCTCAATAGTTGAAATAAGTGCTTTCATCAATAAAACTCCTCAACAATAACTACGCCTTGTGCGCCTGTACCGCCAGCAAAAGAACCCGCAACGGAAGATGCACCAGCACTTGCCCCTGTTCCTCCTCCTCCATAAATTACGCCTGATATTCCAGTGGCGTTAGCTATATTTTCAGAACTTTGTGTACTAAGGACGGAACTGCCGCCAAGTTGATTACCTGCGCCTCCTCCATAACCTCCTGGTATATTTAAAGACCCTCCGCTTCCTGCGCCTCCAGCCGCCCCAACTCCATTATTTGTACTTGTGGAAGGACCTGGCGCACCCGTCAAAGAAGTTGAACTTGATCCTCCAGTAGCAGAAACAATAGGCGCTGGTCCTCCAAATGAAGATGCAGTTGCAGCGCCCCCAACTGTAAATGGTTGGGGTCCAGGTAAAGTTGCTGCTGGATATGTTTTTTGGGCATAGCCACCACCACCTCCACCACCAGTACTTGCACCATTTCTAGTAACTTGAAGCATTGATGGGTATTGTGCGCCTCTTGTCGCAGTTCCGCCACTGCCGCCGCCTCCAACAACAGTAACCTTGATTGATTTAATTGTTGCTGGCTTTGTCCATGTTGATGTGCCAAGTGATGTGTACACATTCATAATCACATCACCAGCAGCACCTTTGGTTGATTGAACAGAGCCATCTGGAAAGGTAACTCCAGGTGCGCCAATACTTGTTGTTGCCATTCTTTACTCCTTAACTACCAGAAACTGAACCACCAGCAGAAATTGCGCCAGTAGATGAAATTGTCACAATGGTTGTTGCACCATACTTGATAAGCAAATTGCCGCCAGACTCAACAATACTAAAATTTGTTGTGGCCAAAGATCCTGCTGAACCAGTTACATTAATTGTCCAATTGCCGCTTGCCCCTGTACCTGTTGGGCTTGGTACATCAGTACCAATAGCCAAGCCAAGGTTGGTTCTAGCCGCAGATGCAGTTGTTGCGTTTGTCCCACCTTTTGCAATGGTGACAGCAGAATTTAATTGAGTTGGCGGTACTCCACCAGAAGAATCCAAACTATTGGAAAAGTTTGCCAAATTCATTGCTTGCGTCATTTTGCGCCTTTCAGTTTTCTTACTTCACGTTTTAGCTTGTTTAACTCTTTTTGCATTTCTTGAAACATTTCTAACATTGTCGGTGTTTTTTCAATAACCACAGGCATATCCATACCCAAAACACCAGCAGCACTTACTGATGAAGCTGATGCCTCTCCAGAACTATTAAAAGACACAAATTGTGCTGGCTGGTTACTAAAACTCAAAGATCCAACTAAAGTTGCAGCGTTAATTAAAGCGCCAACTCCAGACATTGTGTAGTCAGATCCAGGTCTTAACAAACAACCACAAAACCACAATAGATGTGAATTTCTGTAAAACTGGGTAGGAAAACTTACCGTTGGATTTGCAAATGATGTTGTTGTGAAATTTTCAGCAAATATTAAAGAATTTCCATTGTTAAAGGCAAAAGAAATAATGGTACAAGTGCCACCAACAGATGCATTAGTAAGTGTGTACCCACTATTAGATCCTCTATATCCATAATCTGTATCTACAATTAATACGCCATTTATAAAAATAACCTCAGAACCATCTGGATATGCAGTAATAATATCTGTTTGACCGCTTGTTAAAGTTTGAGTTGATAAAACAAATGGAACTTTGTCAGCAGAAGTGCTAGCATCAATTAGTCGAACATAATAGATGGCAACCACATCATTTAAAGTACAGGCACTAGCAAAAGTGACAGTTGTTGATGTTCTTGTGTAGTCAGTACCAGGCACTAAAAAAGCACCATTTCTAAACACCAGTATTTGATTTGGTTGTGAGTTTGAAAAACTAAACACAGTCTGACCAGCAGTAGCGGTAGTCAGCATAGAGCTAAATCTGACTTGATCTAATGCACCAGCCAAAACAACTCGACCAAACTCATCAAAAGTAATAGTGGCAACTGCTGCTGGATTGATTGAAAATCCACCTGTATCTTTTCCTTGCCCAAAAGGATCAAGGTTGAGGTTGACAATGCCATTGGAGCCAACAGAAGAAAAGCCAATACGACCCGCTGTTGGACTTGTCACATCAACAACAACAGTACCTGATCTTGAATAAACATCAATGTAAGGGTATGCGCTTATTGTTTGAGCGGTAATATCTTGCCAGCCAGAAACATCAGGGGCTTCAAGCGTTAAACTAAAAGTAACAGTTGTGCCGCCTGTAGTTCTTGCCCACAAATTAACTTCAGTTACAAGAGTTCCATTTGCAGAAAACCATTGAAAGTCAGCAGGGTTGTTGTTGTTAGTTAAAACCTCAGAAGCCTGTAATCCATAAAAAGTTTTTCCTGTAGGGTCGTTGCTTATGCCTGTACCAGTACTAGATGTAGCATATTTGACCAGCAAGTATCTGAATGGAGATTCAACAATAAATGGCGTTAGAGAGACAATGCCGATATCGTCTACAACGCTCAATGTAATTACATCAAGGTTAATCACCAAGCCTGGGGTGAATTTAATATTCCCTATGGGTTGAAAAACCGCTGGAATAAAAGAAATATTTCTACCGCCAAATGTTCTGTAGAACAAGCTGTATGTTGTGCCAAAAGCAAATGGCGACCACTCATAAGCACTTGGGTCTGAAGGTGTTGTGCCATCAGTTGTGGTGGCAATACCATAGTAGGTTGCATTGGTTATTGTGTCGCCAAAGCCAGTGGTCCCAATGCTGTTGGTGGCAAACTTAACCGACATGTACTGATTAAAAGCAGCAAATGGGTTGTCCAGATCGATAGATCGAACTGGAACAATTCTCCAATTTTCATTGGCATCTGGCGATTCTTGGGAGACAGCAAAAGTAGCATGTCTACCGCCAGCAGTGACAACCCACAATACCTTTGTCCCGCCAAATCCTCCAGTTACCTGAAACCATGTGTACTGGGTTGGATCATTGCTTTCTGTAACTGTGTCGCTGTTCAATATCCCAAAATACAAGCGACTAAAAGGGTTGTCGCTAAAGTTCAGTCCAGCAGGGTTATCAGCGTATTTAACGTAAAGATAACGATATTGGAACTGGATCAGATCGCCAGGTGTGTTGGTGATGAAACCAGTTGTAGGATTGTTGTTGACCGTAAATTCATTGGCTGGAGTGTTGGGCGCTAAATTGGCCAACAAATAGTTGATTGCCTCAGAAATCTCTGAAGGAGATGGGTTGCCGTCAACAAGAAAAGGCATTAGAACGCATCCTCAACAACAGTGGCCTGCCAGTTCATAGCGGTTAGATTCCAAGTATCAGTGGCATCATTTGACGCTACCTTAATAGAAACAGTTCGCACAGATTGCTGCTGCGTGGTGACCCAAGGATTGTCTGTAACTACGTCTACTATCCCTGTTTGGCCATAAACGGGCGTTTGAGCCGTTGAATTTGCGCCACCAAGGGTAATGCTTATCTTCCCTGTCCCAGCGATCTCAGGCAAGGCACGGTGAATGTATGTCTTGCAAGAATAGGGCACTGGACCTTTTTCTGTCTGCAACACCACATTGTTGCGTTCAAACAACGCTGGGATGGCGGCCCCATTGAAAGAGTTGCCTTGTCCAGTCTGGCGCAATTGGGAACTAGCTGAATTACCAATGCCGTATGTCACGCATCTGGTGGCATACATAAATGTATTACTTGTAGTGTTGTAAACAGGTGCTTCACATGCATTGCAGGCATTGTTCACATCTTTGGGGGCATTCCAGACGTTCAGGTCATAGCGCCAAGAAAGCATCTTGTTGCACCAGCCATTGCTGTTTAAGTCGGGATAATAGATTTCAATCTGGTACTTTTGAGTGTTGTTTACCATAAACAACCGCTCTTGATAAGTCCGATTCAGGTTGGCAAAAAAGTAATTTCTCACCTTCTGATTGCCTAAAGAATTGAAATCAGATCCGTCAAACACCCAAATGTCTCGGCTGTCAATGCCATAGACGTTTTGGTCTGTATTGGCCCAGCAGTTGTTGTTCAGCAGGCCACGGCCTTGGTTAAACAACCTAATACCAAAAATTGGGGCCGCAGTGCTTTGATAGGAAATTGGGCTAAATACAACAGTGTCCCAGTAAGAGCAGACGTAAAAGTTGCCTCCCAAGAAAAAGCCGTCAATCAGAGGCCCACGCACGGGCACTTCTTGTTCGTTGGCAATGTTGGTCAAGGTTGGTTCCCAAGTGGCTGGAACGCCCGTTTGAGCAAATGCCTGCGACCATCTGACAGTGGTAGGGTAGTTGACAGTAATGCCAGAAGACAGATCCTGAGTCAAGTTGCCAGCAATCAGAATGTTGCCCACGTTGGGAGCGCAGAAGTTTCTGACAAAAGCAGCACGGGTGGCATTTACGCCCGATCCATAGTTCCAAACAAAGTTGTCAGGGCTTGTGTCGTAAATCCGAATTTCAGTATCCGTTGGACGAAAATACATCGGTGGGCGCAGGGTGTCATTGATAAAGAAAACACTACCAACCCATGATGAAGTGATGTTTATATCATCGTTATAACCAGTAAGGGCAACATTAGGGTTGGCTCCAAAACCTGGAGTTATATTGGTAATGCCATTAGCGGTGATCATGTACCATTTACCCTCACGGGTGGCAGCAATGTAAACCCAAGTTGCAGAATCTCTAAAATTGCCGTTGACAAAAATGACATTGCCAGGGATCGCCGTCAGGAAAGCTTGGTCACCGTTGACCTTTTTCATTCCACGCACATCAGCTTCTACGTTCAGGCCATTGTTGTATTCATTGGGGCCAAGAGCGTTGCTAGGAACATCGGGCGTAAAGCTCATGTTCGTAAATGGTGTGCGTAAACGGCTGTAATCAGACATGCTGTTCCTCAGTCATCTGCTCCAGATTCCGAATTAACCTAGCGTCCGTTGGGTTGAATTCCAGAGCTTGTTTGCAGTATTCAACTGCCTTGTCTTTCATGCCCAAATGCCAGCAGGCAATCGATGCCAAGTCATAAGGCTTTTCGGTCCAAACGCTTGGGTCCATTGTATAGACAGCGGCTTTATTTGTAATGCCCAAGGCCGACAATGCAGCTGCATGACACTCAGGCCACATGCTAGACCGATAGCAGAACATGGCTAACTCTACCCAAGGTTCACGGGTATCTGGGGCCTCGGCACAAGCCAATCTAAACCATTTAAGCGCTGCCGAATCTTGCTTCATTTCAGCATGGCACTGCCCAAGAAGGCGCATGGCATAACACCGCTCGTTTGGCCAAGTAGCCTCTGGCATGGCCAAGTATTTGTTCAGAGCAGTAATAGCATCGCCCCAACGGTAATTGAATGTCAGTTCACGGGCGTAATAGAAGGCATTGCGAGGGCATCTTGGGTCTTCATCAACAGCCAATTGCAGCAAGTCCATGTATTGGCCACGGCTCTTGGTTGGGTCGGGCTTGTGGACGACTAACAACATATCCGTGTGCGCCCAAACTTCTGTCAGACGTTTGTCACGAACTGGGTATTCATGGCATGGGTGATGCCAGCGGTATCCCTTACGAGCATGAATCTTCTCGTAAAAAAAGGCTATACCCGAACCCCAATCGTACTTGTATCGCAACCGTGTCGTTTCAGCCTTCCATACACGCTCAATTTCGTCCCTCCAACCCGACTGCAATTCTTCGTCAAGATCAATGCTGATACACACATCGATGTCGGCTGGTAACAAAGCCAAAGCAGCGTCCCTAGCCATATCAAACCGCCAAGGGCTAACGAAAATCTCATGAACAACTGCGCCATGTATGCGACCTTCAATGACTGTGTTGTCAGTTGAGCCAGTATCGGCAATGAGTATTAAATCTGCGTCTTTTGCTGATTTGCAAAATCGTTCTACAAACTTTTCCTCGTTTTTACTAATAGCGTAAACGGCAATTTTCATGTTTGTTCTTCAGTTTGTTCTGGGATAACAGGCTCAATCCAATTTGAACCATCCCAAGACCAGCCAATGCCAATATGGTCAGCGGCAGGAATACAGACAATGCCTTCTGGCGGTTGCCATCTATTCAAGTCACCATCCCACAAACTGACGTTTTCAACAACGCCATCACGAATCATTGCATATCTGATTACCATGAAATCACCACAACCTTTCCTGCTGCTCCTGCGCCACCTGCACCACCGATAGTAGTTCCACCACCACCGCCTCCTCCCCCACCACCTGGGAATCCGCCGTCACCGCCCTTTGAGCCAGTTCCAGCATTATTAGCCGCACCACCTGCACCACCTGCGCCAGCTTTGGTTGAATCACCATCTGCACCATTGGCTGATGCTGTACCTGTATTGATTGACGCTGATGCTGCACCACCACCGCCTGTAGTAGCTGCACCACCTGTTATTCCACCTGCGCCACCTAATTGAGAGACTCCCGGATCGGTGTTGTTAATGCCGCCACCACCTCCACCACCTGCGGCTGAAAAATAAGATGAGCCACCTATTCCACCTGAAACAGTTGAAGCTGAACCACCACCACCGCCCCCACCACCTAAATAAGATGAATAACCATCTATACCAACACCAAGGCCACCATTACCCCCAGTTCCACCTCGGTAATCGGGTACACTTGCTGTCGGACTGGAAACTCCTGCAACATTACCACCAAGGCCGCCATTTCCAGTAGTACCACCACTACTACCACCACTAGTAACTGATGCACCACCACCACCACCACCGCCAAAAGTAGCATTAATTCCGCCGTTTGAACCACCGAAAGCAGTTAAAAAGCTACCAAACTGAGAATTAAGTCCAGAAAGGCCAATAGTTCCCGCAGAAGTTGAACCGCCAGCTCCGCCCAATCTTGATGCCGCCACAGTAACGTTAACTTTAGAAGTTAATTCCGCAGTCAAAAACTGCATTTGTATATGAGCGCCGCCGCCACCACCACCGCCGCCCGGTCTAACGGTAGGAGATACACCTGCTACGTTACCTGTACCGCCACCACCACTACCGCCGCCGCCATAGCAATCAACAAGCGTATATGTTGCGCCTTTAGGCGCTGTCCATGTACCGTTAGCCGTAAACACTTGAATGTCAGTTACAGCAGTTGGAGCAACCAAAATATTGCCGTTGGAATCAATGATTGACCAACCTCTTGTGTCAGTAAACTGTAATGTGCAATTGGGTGCAAGTGCCATTGAAGACACATAGTTGTATGTTGTGCCGTTGTCATCCAAACGCACAGTCACGTTCACAAAATCTGTGTCTTTGTTAACAATAGAAATGAAATTAACTTTTCTTTGTGTGGATGATGCTGGCGCAGGAAGGATGTCAACAGCAGTTGTGTTGTTTGTTGTTGAAAGCTGAAGTGCAGGCGTTGTGGTTGATGAAGTAAATTCGACGTAATCAACAGTAACAGGCAATTGATTCGCAGCGACTGTCGCACCAAGCAAGATTTGAAGTTTTCGGGTTGTTGTATTAAGTATCATATTTTCACCAACAATAAACTACCACACGACCACCACCGCCTACACCACCTGCACCACCTGTGCCGCCAGATGTAGAAGACTGACCACCACCACCACCTCCACCGCCGGGGAATCCTCCCGCACCACCAACAGCATTTTGCCCGCCACCGCCGCCACCTTGGCCGCAAGCAATAGAAGAACCTGACGCTCCTGCGCCGCCCGGCGAAGTGAAACCAGCAGCAGTTCCACCTCCACCAGCCGTAGTTGCGGAGCCTCCAGTAGAGCCACCTTGACCAGAAAGACCGCCACCGCTACCCATACCGCCGCCACCACCGCCGCCTGAATAATATGAACTACCGCCAGTGTTTTGTGATCCGCCTCCAGCTCCACCACCACCGCCTAAATAACTTGAGTTTCCAATAAGATTTACACCAGTGCCGTTTGTACCAGCACCACCAATATTTGTGGCATATGAAATTGAAGAAGCAGATGGTGCAAATGCAGAACCACCAAGACCGCCTACAGTGCTTGAATTACTACCTGTTGCACCAGCAGATGTTCCGCCAGCACCACCTCCGCCGCCGCCACCAATAGTATTACCTCCGCCTCCACCACCGCCTCCTCCATAACCACGAAGAAATGTACCAAATGATGAGGTGCTTCCCACAGAACCATTGTTACCAGATGCGCCAGTGTTACCAGTTCCACCAGTAGCAATTGCTCCAACAGTTACAGCAACAGTAGGAGTTAAATCAGATATTTGGAAAATAGAAGTTAATCTATTTCCACCTCCACCACCACCACCTCCAGCTCGTGTAGCACCTGAAACGCCTAGTCCAGAACCAGCCCCACCTCCGCCACCACCACCAGTTGTTTCAACATAAGCCAAACTGCAACCTAACGGTTTATTCCATGTGCCGCCTGAAGTAAAGACTTGCACATCAGAATATGCAGAACCTTGGGCAGACAGAATCTGACCAGCAGAATTGATTACAAACCAACCTCTTGTATCTGTAAATTGAAGTGTTGAACCAACAGCAAGAACCATTGATTGAGCAACTGGATATTTAACCGTGTTGTCGTTAATTTCGATAGTTACTGTTATTGGTAATGTGTCTTTGTTGGAAACAGTAATGCCGTTGATTTTGTATTGTGTGCTTGCTGATGGAGCAGAGAGAATTGTGACCGAAGTAGTATCGTTTGTTGTACTCAGTTGTACAGATGGCGTGGTTGTAGTTGAAGTGAAAGCAACATAATCAACAGTAACTGGCGATTGATTAGTTGTTACTGCCGAACCAAGTACGATTTCAAGTGATTGTGTAGTACTGTTTAATATCATTACCAGCCCCAAACTCTAACTTGACCTGCCGCACCTCTACCACCTGCGCCGCCTGTTGTAGTTCCTCCACCACCACCTGCACCGCCTCCAGATGGGAAGCCGCCATCACCACCTCGACCACCTGTTCCTACGGTGCTTCCGCCACCGCCGCCGCCACCACCCCCTGCCCAGCCAGCATTTGCTAAACCTTGAAAACCAGCAACTCCAGTATTGCCGCCGCCAACTGCACCCACTCCAACACCACCGCCAGTGTATGCAGAGGTTCCGCCAACGTTTTGGGTGTTGCCAGAGCTTACTCCACCGCCTGACGAGCCACTTCCACCACTAAACCAAGAGCCAGTCCCCCCTGCTCCAGTACCGCCAGTAGTACTTGCAGCTACGCCACCTGCTCCACCCAAAAACCCTGTTAAAGCACTACCTGCGCCTCTTGAATCTGGCTGCGAGCCTGTGTCGCCAAGTGCAAAAGCATTTCCTCCTGCAACTGCTGTGTTACTTGTAGCTGAAACTCCAGCAGAAGTTGCGCCTCCACCACCGCCACCTCGACCAGCAACACTAGGCGAAGTGCTGCCACGAGCGCCACCACCACCTGCGTATGCAATAAGCAAAGCTCCAAAAGATGAGTTGTTACCTACAGAACCATCACTGCCCGAAGAACTAGAACCCCCACTAGCAGAAGCTGTTTGTCCTCCAACTGTTACAGTAACAGTTGCGGGTAAATCTTTAGCAAGAAACAATTGACGAGTTCGTTTGCCGCCCCCGCCACCTGCGCCACCATTTCGGACTGTTCCTGCAATACCACCTTGAGCGCCACCACCGCCTCCACCGCCAGCAGAGACTTCTACAAGGAAGAAGCGGCAATTGCCGGGCTTATACCAAGTTCCATTACTGTTGAAATCTTGCACCCAACCACTGCGTAGTTCAGCGATGCCGCCTGTTGTACCAACTAACCCCCAACCATTTTGGTCGGTATATTGAAGCGTTTGACCACTTGGAACAACAATAGACTTTACAACTTCAAAGACAGTTGATGACTGATTAAAACGCACAGTCACTGCAATACTAGCTGTATCTGTGTTGTCAATTGTGATGTTGTTGACTTTACGTTGAGAACCAGCGGCTGGCGCAGACAGAATAGTGACAGCCGATGTCGAGTTAACTGTCGTTGGATTCAGCGCTGGGGTTGTTGTTGTTGAAGTGAATTCAACATAGTCAACAGTAACAGGAGTTGCTACCGCCACGCTCAGTACAACTTCAAGTGATTGTGATGAAGTAATAATCATAGACGCAAACTTACCAGTTTTAATACATCGGATTGAGTTAAACCACCGCCGCCACCGCCACCGCCTGCTGGTCCAGTCGGACCCGTAGGGCCAATTAAAGCAGCACCAGTAGGACCTGTTGGGCCACCAACACCTTGAATACCTTGAATACCTTGAATTCCCTGTGGACCTGTCGGGCCTGCAACCGTACTTTCTGGGCCAGTCGGACCTGTGGGGCCAGGAACAGTAGATGCAGCCCCTGTTTGTCCTGTTGGACCTGTAGGCCCAATGCTACCAGCAGTACCTGTCGGACCTGTAGGTCCAGCAATACCCTGTTCACCTTGGATACCTTGCACACCTTGCGGCCCAGTTGGGCCTACAATACCTTGCGTACCTGTAGGCCCTGTAGGCCCAACCACGCCTTGTTCGCCTGTGGGTCCAGTATTTCCTTGTGGCCCAGTAGGCCCAGTATTACCTTGTGGTCCAGTAGGCCCAGTTACACCAACAGATTGCAAAACAGCAATTAATTGGTGATTATTTGCAAAGCCAGTTGTTCCTGTCCCTGCTGATGTATCTAAAGAAACTGTGTAAGTAACTGATGTATTTGCAACAACTGTTGGGTTTCCTGTCAGCGTCCATTTTTGGTAATTAAGAGAACTGGTTTCATCTTGCAAAATTACATGATCGCCAGTTTTTAAAAACGCTAAAAACAAATCAACATCAATATTATTTGAAGTTAAATGACTAAAAACAATTTGTGTTGCTGATGTTTGAGTTGCGTTATTCCAAAAGACATGCCCATGCGTTGGTGTACCTGATGTTTGAGTTGTATCTGCTTTGTATTCGTAAAAAGACGATGACGCACCGTCCGCACCAGTTGCACCAGTAGGACCAGTAGGACCAAGAGAACCAGTGGGACCAACGTTACCTTGCGCACCAGTTGGGCCAGTTGGACCAACATTACCCTGTGTGCCTGTAGGGCCGACAACACCTTGTTCTCCTTGAATACCCTGTACGCCTTGCGGTCCAGTAGGTCCAAGATTGCCTTGCGTTCCTGTTGGGCCAGTAGGGCCTGGAACATTTGAAGCTTCACCCGCAGCACCTGTTGGACCTGTTGGGCCAAGATTACCCTGCGAACCTTGCGGTCCTGTTGGACCAGCAGTGCCTTGCACACCTTGTTGGCCCTGCACACCCTGAGGCCCTGTTGGACCAGCAATACCTTGATCTCCTTGAGGACCTGTAGGGCCTGTACCTGATGGACCAGTAGGGCCTGGAACATTAGAAGCTGCACCAGTTGGGCCAGTAGGTCCAGTTGGACCTGTTCCTGAAGGACCCGTTGGCCCTTGAACAGTTGAAGCTGCGCCTGTAGGACCTGTAGGACCTATAGGGCCTTGATTACCTTGATTGCCTGTAGGCCCAGTAGGCCCAGCTTCACCTTGCTCACCTTGTATGCCTTGAGCGCCCGTAGGACCAGTAGGACCTTGTACGTTAGAAGCTGCTCCCGTTGGGCCTGTGGCTCCAGTAGATCCTGTAGGGCCTGTAGGTCCTTGCACGTTGGATGCCGCACCTGTAGGACCCGTTGGGCCTGTAGGGCCTGTAGGACCCGTTACGCCAAAGCGAACAGTGTTTCCGTATAAACCCGATGTTTCAGCGCCAGCAGTGGCCACAACAGAGCCATTAGGACTCTTGCCATACAACCCTGGGGTTTCTGCTCCTGGCTGTGCAATTAGTGCGCCTGTGCCGCTGTTGCCGTAAAGACCACCTGATGCCATGTGTTACCTCACTTAAAGCTGTAGCGATAGTCACGGGGCTGGAACTCAGAGGTGAGATGTCGATCACCACCGCTCCATTTGTCCTTAAAGTTTTGGTCTTCAATTTTGCCGTAAGCATCATTAAAACGGCCATCCCATTTCTGAGCTTCTTCGTTGTTTTTGTTTTTATCGTAGTACGCCCACAATGTGCCGTACATATAGCCTTCAGGGAATGAAGCCAAAGCAGAATTGTTTTGCACAAGAGGATTAACAGCATCTGAAGTTGGGCTAAACAAAAATGGAAATGTGCGAATGTAATACGCTTTAATCACTGTGCCTTCGCCAGGGTTTGGCGTAAACACATAGTTAGGTCCAACTTCACTAAATGACGCACGGATCACCCGTGGCACACCAAAAGGTCGGACGTACAGTTGGTCAATCATGCGGCGGCGAATAATCTCACGGTCACCCACACGGTCATAAATGATCCAAGGACCAAACGATGCTGCTTCAGGAGGCGTATCGGGTGCTGGGGTTTCTTGAAAAAACAAGATTGGCCAATTCATGTCGGCAGGAATAGGAGCCAAACCATCCGCACCTACAGTTACTGTAGCTGGGTCATCAGGATCGTAAGGGTTTGACCTCAATCCAGGCAGCTCAATTACACGCATTTTGAGTTCGGCAAGCTGAATGCTGGCTTGAATCTCTAAAGCCGACTGGGTGGGCATCTTCAAAATAGTTGCGCCAGGGTAAGTGACAGTTGACCAAATAGATTCTGGGTCACTAACCGTAATTGTGGTGCTGGACACTTCCAACACATAGGTGTAATTGCTAATGCCATTGCTGATGAAGTCACCAGCATAAACAAAAGGTCTGGGATCAGAAGAAACAGTAATTACATCAGTTGTGGAGTTGTACGATGTGGCAGTGATCGTTAACGCTGAAGGAATTGCCCCTACCCACTGTGCTACTCGGCTCACCAGAGCATTAGCAGATTGAATAAACAGGGACATGGACTACCTCACTTGGTCGCAATTAACGGATTGTACGGGAGTGGAATTTTTCCGCTCGGATGACAAACAAAATCCGAATAGAACTGATTCACAATCGCATAAAACTTGATTTTGTCGGCCTTGTCACGTTTAATCAATTCCCAAGGGCGGTTGTTAAACCACTTGGAACTAATCTCATGTGCAAAGCACTTTGGCAGATTCATCGCCTCAAAAGTTCCAGCAAATAATGGGTTGTCTGTTGTACCCATCTTTGTGTAGAACTCACGGCGGTCTTTGCAATACTGACGAACTGATTCCACATTTCTTTGATCGTACTGAACATATCGAACTCCATCTACAGCACCGACTTTATAGTCAATGTTGGCAGTTTTAAAAGTTTGTGACCAAGTCCCTGACTTAACCTCATTAAAGAGCCTATCGTTCTGACGAAAAACACCATCAACACCTGCTTCTAGGTTGCCTTTGGTGAAATATTCCTCATTAATTTTAGGCGTATCGTCTTTATCCAATTCCATGCAATTTCCTTTTAAAAAGAAGGCCCCGAAGAGCCTCCTTTTATTTCGACTTAGTCTTGTGGCAACAATTCAATTGTAAATCCTTCAAGGATCACATTGTCGGTTGCTGTAGCAAGATCACCAGTAATGGTGATTGATGTGCTTGCAGCAGTGTTGATTGTTGTGTACACAGAACCAGCAGCAGCAGCGCCACCAATAACTTGGCTAATTTGTGCAGTCAATGCACCACGATTGCGGATGGAGTTTGTGATACTGCCACCAGTAGAAGTAGTGTATGAAACCGCAGAACCAACAGAAGAACCGCCAAGGTAAGTAGTACCAGTTTTAGTGCCAGCAGAGTTATTAGTTGCCCAGTTAGCAATCACAATAATTTGACCATTGTTGCCAATATCACCAGCAGGAACAGTGACGTTAATCAAAGTTGTTTCAGTTGTTGAACCAGTGTAAGCGCTGTTTGAACCAGTCACCGCTGTCAAAGTTCCAGAAGGAATAACAGGGGTAAATGCAACAGAACCAACACCGTTTGCAACGCCATACTTGCCAGCGTACACAACACCAACTGTAGTGCTAGAGAACACCACATAGTAAATACCGCCAGTTGAGTCACCTGACACAGCAGAAGCTGGGAAGTAACAGAAAGCAGCGCCATAAGCTGATGGAAGTGCAGTGCCCAAAGTCACAGTGCCGCTAGTAGCAATAGTGCCACTGTTAGCAACCATAACAGGAATCCCGCTTGCAGCCAAAACTCGTGGGAAAAATTGGACTTGGCCTCGCTCGCCAATAACGCCAGTAATGTCGCCAGTATTTACATCAGATGTAAATGCCGTGTTGTACGGTTTGTAATTAATTGTTGCCATGATTGTTCCTTAAAAATGAATCAGAAAAAGGGGGTGATTAGCCCCCTTTGGAATTAAGCCAAGTAACGCTTGACTTGTGCGGCTGCACGAGGTGTAGTGACTGGTGTACCAGTAGTCATAGCAGCCAAAACTGCAACACCTGCTGGGTTACGCACAATCAAAGTACCTTCCATGATGTACTGGTCCAAAGAAGCATCAGCGTTGCTGAACACTTCGTTATTTGGACCAAGTTCACGCAAAGAACCCCACTGAACAACATCAGGATTCAAGAACAGAATCGAAGTGTTGTCTGCACCAGTCTGATCCATGATCCAGAGATCATCAATTTGATAGGTGTAGTTGAAATCACCTTCGTATGTACCAATCGTGTCGCCCTTGTCAGCAGGGTTAAAACGGTTGATAGAACGGCTCTGAGGAATGTTGTCAGAGATAGTAGTACGCAACGAAGTTGGAACAACCATGTTGGTGATCTTGGCATTGAAACGCTGTTCAGCGGTGGTAACCAACTGCTTGTACAGCACGGGGCTGAAAGCTTGCAGTGTGACACCAGAGCTGAAAGTGAAGTAGCCAAGGCCAGCATTGCTCAACACACCATTGAAAGGAGTGTTGGTGTTAGTTGCAGATGTATTGTCATCGCCATCGCTAGTAGCAAGGTTCAAAACAGAAGTGCCATCAGTATCATTGCCAGAACGAGTGCCAGCAAAAGAATACAAAGAACCAAAACGGCGACCAGTGTTAGGAGCAGTGCCTTGAGCAGAGTTTTGACCTGAATATTTAATGGAAGCGCCATCGGCACGAACCATTTGCAACTCAACGTCAAACATGATCTCAGTCAATTGCTTGACTTCTTGATATGCTTGAGGATCGCCACCAGCTTGTTCAACAGCACGGGCAGTACCAGTAGCACCAATGGTGGTGGTAAAGATCTGTGTGTAGTTGCCGCAGTTAGCACGGGTGTTGTTGTCAGCGTTTGAAGCAGAAACAGCAGCGCCTTCCAACTTAGCGTTCAAGCTAGGAGTGCGGAAAAAGTCAATAGGCCAAATGTGCAAAGTCGAATTGATTTTGCGCTTTTTGGACATTGCCATGTTGGTGACAGGGGTGCGGTCTTTGACATAGTTGGACACAGTCATGTCCAAGTCTTTAACCACGATGTCGGTTGCATAAGCACCGTTACCGTTACCCAAATTTGCAGAGGTGATAGTAGACATTTAAATTCCTTAAAGGTTAGCCACGGCGTGTTCGGTTTGCCGCAAGCATTGTTGCCAAAAGATCCCGTGCGGCGTTCTTATCACCTTTAGCAGCACGTTCTTGGAGTTGTTGGCTGGGAGGAGTTGGAGATGTCTTTGCTCTGGCAACAGGCTTACTGGTCGCAGCCAGTGAACCCCCTGCGTTTTTCACTTTGGGGCCTTCTCGGAACTTAAAACCATCCCGAATCAATCCCATCATGTACTCATCACTGGATACCAAATCAATGTTTGGCACACCAGGGATGTAGGAGCTATTTGCACTCTTCCAATCCTTGGACAGTTTATCTCTCAACTCCGTAAAGTTAGCTTTATTGGCCAACTCCTTGTCGCTGAAATTCTGCCTAGCATGCTCAAGTTGAGCTTGAACAAACTGGGTTCTAGCATGGAAAAACTGTTCAACCTTAGGTCGGTTTGACTTAATGAAAGAAGCTTTCTCTTCAATCAGTTGGGTGTTTTGACGGATTGCCGCCTCTGCCCTGCTACGTTCAATCTCGTCCGTAGCCTGATTTCTGATCATCTCCCATTGTTGGTTGTACTGTTGGAGGGTTATCAGTTCATCTGCCGCACTTTGCAGTTGCGGGACAACCGTTAACTCCAGCCCAATCTGTAAACCATCAAGCTCATTACGTCTCTTGGCCTGAAACTCTTCAAACTCTGCCTTTTCGGCTTTAAGTTTTCTCGCATTTTCATGTATAGCACTGCCCTGACCAAGAATGGAAGCCGCTTTCGATGCTGTCAACTCAACAAAACCGCCTTCTGCGTCTTTGTTTGGAATCTTCAACACTACATTCGGATTCTGTTCCGCAAACTCTAGGAAATTGACAGCTTCGTTTACACCCTCGGTGGACTCGGCTTGTTCCCCATCATCAGACGGTTCTTCAGTCGTTGCATTACTTACTTCAGGTTCGGCTTCCCCTTCAGGAGCCGCCTCAGGTGCTGGGCCATCCCCAGTTGTACCTGCTGGTGGCGGCTGACTTCCATCGGGCTGCGGTGTGTTACGCCTGTTGGCGGCAATTAACGCTGCAATGGAGTCAACAGTTGGTGCGCTACCAGTTTGCTCAGTGGCGGGTGCTGTTGCACTTACGTCTGACATATCTTACCCTTTTTTCTCGTTTGTTTCAGCCCTTTTCAAGGCGATTTTTCCAAGATATTCCTGCTTTTCAACAAAGCCAATGAAATCTCGGACCCCAGCAACAAAATGTGCGTTGCTAATTCGATCTGCGTCTGTGGTGTTGTCCTCCAGCCGCTCCAGTAAGTAAAACCTGTACAGGTTAAACATCAATGCAAAGTCTGCGTTCAAAAGGAGGCGACTAGCGCACTCCCCATTCTGTAAAACCAGCGTCCTTTGTTCGTGGCTTGCCTCCTTATATGTGTGTTCAGTTCTTGTTCGGCGGTTAAATGCCTCCCTGATTCCCTTTACTAAGCTTTTCATTGCAATCCTTTGTTAATCAACTTGTACGGCGCTCAATTTGCCTTGTCTAGCAGCAACACCTTCATAGTAATTATCCATGTCGATGTCTTCGGTCTTCTTAACCAAGAATGCTGTGTTGGCTTCTTTTTCGCCAGCGCTGGCCATGTTCAAAGCCATCTTTGACTGCTTTTCTTGGTCATCCATGCTTGGACCTTGCTGGGCACGGGCTTGAGCCATCTTGGCGGCTTCTTCTATTGTCGGCAGGTAAGCGTCTACGTCCTTGACGTTCAAGACACGCAGTGTGTCTTCGTAAGGGCGGCGCACCTTGGCAAACAACTCAGGAACGCTTGGGTCGAGTTGCATCATTGCTTGGGCAAACTGGGTTTGGCACTGAACAATCAACTGCTGACGGGTCAATCGGTTTTCTTCAGACAAAAAGCCCAACGCCAGATCAATGTTGATCAACTTGCGGTCAATAAACTCAAAGTTGGCCATTGACTGTGCATCCAAGAAAGGCATACCCTTGGAGACTACGCCAGCCAGTTGTTGGATGTTGTAATCGTCAGCATACTGAATCATTGTGCGCCAGACCAAGTAAATCATGTCCCGCACACCGATGGCACAATTTTTGACCATCTCGTCCTGAATTAATTGGTTTGGCCCCATAGCCAATTGCAGCTTGTACCCGCTGTTGCCGTCCTTCATCACTTCAGGGTTCAACACATCATTGGGGCTGGTCATGCCAATCATGGCCATTTTGTCGGCCTCAAAACGCTGCATAGCAGACTGGACATATGCCAAGTTGCCCTGCATTGGTTCAAACTCGTAAACGTGCTTGGTAGAGTCAAACTTGCGGTCCAAAATAAACAAAGCAGACACGCCACGCTGAATTTCTTCAGCATCCACAAACTCAGGGTTTACACCAATGCGAGGAGTGGACGATTGCATGGCAAACGACATCTCAGCACGGGCAATAGCCGTTGCGTACTCTTGCATAGGCACAAGGCGCTCACCCAGGCTGTAGCCAAAGAAGTTGCCAACAATAGGCTTGGGGCACATGTTGGCAATTGGGATGAACTCTACTTCTTTGACGTACAAAACGTAAGAACCAGAGAAACAGCACTCGATCAGCTCTTCTTCGCCATCGTTGTCAATGTCACGGCGCAACCAAGCAGTGGTCAGCATCACAACACGGCTGTAACGGTCAGCGCCTTGGGAAGCAATCACGCCTTGGCCAGGTACTGGGGTTGAGTCACGGGCGTGGAGCGCCAGATCGTTCTCCAAAGCGCCAGCTTGGTAGGCTCCAGCAGGGCCGTAGGCAGCATGGTCTGCAAACTTCTCCATATCAATGTACGGGTACTGTTCTTTGGCCTCATGAATAGTCATGGGGTCATAAAAACCGCAGAAGTCCTGTTCTTGAATGGTAGAGATAGTAGGGTTGCAAACCCAGTAGTGTTGGGCAACGTGTTTAATCTTTACTTCTGTGGAATACCCTGTCAACTTATACTTGGCACGATAAATGGTGTTGTTCCTTAACGCATCACCTATATCGTCTGAGCTTGGTTCTTGTTGAGAATCATTCTCATCTGGAGCCATTGCCTCCATTGCTGCGCCTTGCAGGTCAACATCAACCTTTCGCATTTGCTGGCGTTTGGCAGTTAAACCTTTTTCAGCAGCCATGATCTCAAATGAACGCAATTGATCCCTTGTGCCTTCAACTTCTTTATATTGCGTGATTGGGCTGCGGCAAGGGGAAACCATAACAATCCCGTTCTTGTGCAAAAAGGCATCTTGCGCCCAGTCTCGGATAACTCGGTAAGAATCGTTTTTAGAGTTAATCATGTACTTAGTCATCTCGGTTGCCTGACGGGATTGCTCAGAATCCTGTTCGGTAAACCGCTCAAACTCAAACTCTACTTTGCCGTTTG